GCTAGGGAAAGAACTGGTGCTGGTTATGATTCAAATTATAGTATTACAAATCCTATTTATATGAGTGATTTACAAAGAGTGACTGGTGGTAATGCTAGTGGCTCTGGTAATTCATACCCAGCAGTTAACACATTGAATCCAATAGAAAATCGACCAGATGGTTCAAATCCTTTGGAATTTTCTGAGTTTAGCCAATACAATCAAAATGTAACTAGAACAGCATTTCAATTTGTAAGCGGTACAAGTAGTTCAAACGCTTGTCAGTTTGCAATTCCTAGTGGTACTGCTTATTTTCACACAGATGTAAATAATTTAGTTCCTAGTGCTGGTGGCGGTCAATATACAGCATATACAACAATTAGTGGTTCAGCACATCCACTACCTGGATATTATGCTATATATTCGAATGATAATTTTCCAACTGCAAGTGGTAAATGGATTCAAGTAGGTAATAATGGATCAATTTTATCTGTTGGTAATTGTTAAAATAAATGATTAAATTTGTAAAAAAATAAATTATGGCAAATACTTATAGTTGGAAAATAAATCAACTTGATGCAAAAATACATCAAGATGGCTTAGACAATGTTATTTATACAGTTCATTGGTCATTGTTTGCTCAAGATGATTCTGAGGAACCAATAATAGTTAGCTCTATTGGAACCATTGGAGTAGAATATAAAGAGGGTGATCCATTTATCCCTTATAATGAATTAACAAAAGATGATGTTATTGGTTGGTTAAATAATCAATTAGATGTTGATAGTTTAAAAAGTTATTTAGATCAACAAATTGAAAGCAAAAAAAATCCTATTGATGAGTATTTACATCCAAACTGGGATTAAAAATTAATAATTAAATAAATAAAAATGAGTAAACTAGAGGAAAAAGAATTAAAAGAATTAAGAGAATCAATAGCAAAGCCAAACCAAATTGCAACTGAAATTGGTTTAAGATACATTGCCTATCATTCATTAGACAAACTTGTTGATGCATTTAGTGAAGCATCTAAAGAACAACAAGATAAGGTTAAAGAGATTGAGGATAAGTATGGAAAAGGTAATTTAAATATTGATACTGGCGAAATCACACCAATAGAGGAATAATGCCAGTCATAAATGCCACTAGCTTTCTGTTATTAAAAGATACAACAGTTGTAGGGCATTCAATAAACACAACATTTAATGTTAATGTAGATTTACCAGAATCAACTACTAAAGATAGTGGTGGCTGGAGAGAAGTTATAACTGGTGTTAAATCTGGAACAATTAGTTGTAATTGTTTAACAGATTATTCTGACACTTTAACTTTTAATGATCTTACAGACATGATGATCTTAAAAGAAAAAGCTGTATTTTATTTTAAAGATCCAGTAAATTCAAAAATGGTTCTTAGAGGTGAAGGTTTTTTAAGCTCAGTAGATGAAACAGCTGAGTTTGAAACTGCTACTAGTTTTAACTTAGAAATTAACTTAACTGGTGTATTTACTATTACTGATGTTACAGAGGGTTTAACTTGGGAAAATGTATTTGCTAAGTGGGAAGATATAGCTGATAACTGGGAAGATGTATAATTTTTTTATTTGTATATTTGTCTTAAATTAATAATTAAAAAAATATAAATATGGCTACTGTCGGAATTTTTAATGGGACTGCACTTTTACTAAAATTTGCTGCTGATGCATCAACACCAGCAACAATTGGACACTCTACATCTTGTTCACTTTCACTTTCTAATGATTTGCCCGAGGCAACTACAAAAGATAGTAATGGGTATCAAGAAGTTATTGCTGGAGTAAAAAGTGCTGAAATTAGCTTTGAAGGTTTAGTTGCTTATGATGATTCAAACAATGCTATTGAAGCTGCTGATTTGCTTTTAGCTAGAACTAAAGTTGATTGGAGCTTTGGTACTGCTGAAACTGGTGATGCTACTTATAGTGGAGAGGGTTTTATTAGCTCAATAGAAATGAGTGCTGAGATGGAATCCCCAGTATCTTATTCTGGATCTATTACAGTAACTGGTGCTATTTCAAAAGCAACTAACTAAGATCTAAACATATAAATTAAAAGGGTATGGTTTAAGGAGCTATACCCTTATATATATATATATTAATATGGCAAACAAAAAGAGAGGTTACTATACCTTAAAAATAGGTGGAAAAATGCGAACTATGCATTTCTCAATGAATTTCTGGAGCAACTTTACTGATGAATTAGACATATCAATTGATAAAATTGGTGATGTTTTTACTGGTGGTGTTTCTTTAGGAACAATAAGAGCTTTAATATATTCTGGTTTACTTGCACATGATCAGGAACAGAATAATATTGTTGATTATAACATTTATACTGTTGGAATGTGGCTAGAAGATTTTGATGGAGAACAATTAAATAAGGTCATTTCGGCAATGATGGAATCAAGAATATTAGGCAATGATCTAAATATGGGGGTTGCTAGAAATATTAAAAAAACTACTAAACCTACAAAAGAGGGAAAGTAAATACCCAGCTGACTTGGGATAGCTTACTTGATTTTTATATTGGTCAAGCTGGGATTACTCCAGATATTTTTTGGAAAAACACTTGGAAAGAAAATCATTTGTTGGGCGAAGCTCATATGATCAAATGTAATTTAGCTTGGGAACAAACCAGGTATATTGCTAGTATGATTTACAATGTAAATTGTAATAAAAAAGCTCAAATGATTACACCTGATAAGTTGTTTCCATTACCACAAGATGTTTATTTGCAAAGAGGCAAACCCAAATCAACTAAAGAAGAAATGATTGCATTTAAAAAACAACTTGAAAATAAAAAGCCATCAAAATAGGTGGCTTATTTTTTTTGTATTTTTACATAAAAATAATATATGGCTGCAAATGAAATGAGAGTTAATCTCTTGGGTAATGCCTCAAGTTTAATTAAAGCATTATCCAAAGCAGATTCTAAACTACAAAAATTTGGTAAAAAAGCTAAAGACATAGGCAAAACATTGTCTATTGGTGTTACTGCTCCAATAACTTTAGCTGGTGGTTTTGCTATTAAAATGGCATCAGATTTTGAAGAATCACTAAATAAGGTTGATGTTGCTTTTGGTAAATCATCAAAAGAGGTTCAAAAATTTGCACAAACTGCTAGAACACAATTTGGTATTTCAGAATTATCAGCTCTTGATATGGCTGCTATGTTTGGTGATATGGGTACATCTATGGGATTAACTCAAAAAGATGCAGCTGGTATGAGCAAAACATTAGTAGGTTTAGCTGGTGATCTTGCATCATTCAAAAATATACAAGTAGATGTAGCGACAACTGCATTGGCTGGTATATTTACTGGTGAAACTGAATCACTTAAAAAACTAGGTATTGTAATGACCGAAGCTAATTTGAAGTCATTTGCATTATCACAAGGAATAAAAAAGAATATAAAAGACATGACTCAAGCTGAAAAGACAAACTTGAGGTATGCTTTTATTATGGCATCTACTACAAATGCACAAGGTGATTTTGAAAGAACACAAGAAGGTGCTGCCAACCAAATGAGAATATTTAGTGAAGGTTTAAAAGAGTTAGCAACTGAGTTTGGTAAGTTGTTATTACCAGCATTTACAAAGATTGTTACAGCTGCCAATGATTTAATTGATGAATTTATTGCACTTGATAATAGCACTAAAAAAACCATTTTAATTGTAGGTGGTTTAGCTGCTGCTGTTGGTCCAGTTCTTATAGCTATTGGTTCTTTAATAACCATAGCACCTACTTTAGCTAAAGCATTTACTATAATGACTGGTCCAATAGGATTAATTGTAGCTGGTTTAACAGCAGTTGCATATGTTATAGTAAACAACTGGAAACCTATTAAAAAGGCAATTTTAGATGTAGCTAATTATTTTATTGATTTATACAATGAGGCATATGGATTTAGGGTATTAATTGAATCAATAAGTGCTGTATTTAAACTAGCTGTTTTAAAAATCAAAACACAAATGAAAATACTTTACACTATTGTTAGTGGTGTGTTTGAAACAATTGTAAACCTTGTTGGAAACTTTGGAACTGCTATAAAAGGTGTATTTACACTTGATACTGATTTAATAAAAATTAGTGTTTCAGAAATGACTAAATCACTTAAAGGTGGTTTTGATTCTATTGTTGATGGTGTTGGTAAAGCAACTGATGAAGCTGGTGAAAAGGCAATGGAAATAATCTTAAATGGTTTAGATGCAATTCAAGGCAAAAAACCAAAAATTACAATTGAAGCAGAAGTTGTTACAACTGGTGATGGCGATACTGGTGATGGTAGTAGTGATTATAGTGGTGGAACTGTCGATGAAGGTATAGATCCAGTTAAGTTAAGAGAAATGACAAACAAAGCTCTTTTAACTACTGATGCTAAAAGATTTGCTGAAGAAGAAAGACAAACAAAAGCACATTATGATAAATTAATTGCTCTTAATAAGGGCAATGCTGAAATGGTAAAACAGCTTGAAACATCAAAGGGTGAAGCACTTGCAGATATAGCACAAAGAGCTGGTCAGAAAAAGAAAGATTTAATGGCTCAGATAGAGGATGCTAGTGCTGTTACTAAGCAGCAAAGAATGGCTCTTGAAATTCAAATGGAAAAAGATTATTACCAAACATTAATTGATGAAGCATTAAAGTATGACTTAGCAACAGATGCTTTAATTGCTGCAAGAGATGCTAAAGTACAAGCAATTATAGACAGCTATACTGAAAAAACAAACTTTTTCCAACAACTACAAGAAAATTTAATAATGACAATGCAAGGTTCTTTTGAGAATCTTGGTAATTCAATAGCTCAGTCATTGGGAGCTGGTGAAAGTGCTTTAGGTACTTTTGCTGGTGTTTTAATACAAACAGCACTAACAAGTATAGGTGCATCATTAGCTGGTACAATGAGTAATGGTTTAGAAGCTGCATCTGAAACAGCAAAAAGTTTTGGACCATTATCAGCATTTGTTTTACCAGCATTATTAGCTGGTGCAGCAGTAGCAGTAAAAGGTGCTTTTAGTAAGGTAGAAAAACCTAAAAAGTTTGCACAAGGTGGTATTGTTTCAACACCTACACTTGGTTTAGTCGGAGAATATTCTGGAGCAAGATCCAATCCAGAGGTAATAGCTCCTTTAGATAAATTAAAAAACATGATTGATTCAAGAGGTGGTCAACAAGTTAATGTAGGTGGATCATTTACTTTAAAAGGTCAAGATCTTGTTGTTGCACTACAAAGAGCAAACAGCAACAGAAATAGAATTATATAATGGCATATAATGTAAAATTTAGATTAGAGTTTTCTGATGATTTAGAAAATGGTAAAAAAATAGAAATCTTAAAAAAAGATTATAGCTCTACTGGTACTGTATATGATTTAGTTGGAGCTGCTGAGCCATGCATTATAACCTGGCAAGGTGATGATAATTTCTATACACCAATAAAAGGTTCACAATGTACAATAAACTTGTTTGAAACTGATGACACAAATTATGATAATTTCTATGAATTTAATGAAAGAGAATATCAAGTTAAAATTTATTATAAAGATTCATCTAACAATTATCAATTGTATTGGATTGGGTGGCTTGTAGTTGATACTTTTAAAGAAGCTATAACAACAAAGCCATTTGGTATATCTTTGACTGCCTTAGATGGCTTAGGAACATTAAATGGTTTTGTTATGCCATTAGGTACAGCAACATCAAATACTGGTTTAGGATGGATTAGAAAGTGTTTAGATAATTTAGATTTAAATCTTGACATTCATGTTAGTCAGGATATTGAAAATTTCTTAACTGGTGCTTCTGATTATACAATTTATGATAACATAAATATTACAACATATAATTTACAAAAAGACAAGCTAGATATTAATAATGCTAAACATATTTTAGAGCAAGTTTTAAAAATTACAAATGCTAGAATTTTTCAGAGTTTTGGGAAATGGTATATAATAAACAATTCAAGCTATTCTGGACAAGCTGTAAAAGATAGTTCGGCTTCAACAGCACAAGGTGGTACTGTGCCAACTGGAATAAGAACAGCAGAAGCAAATAATTTAACTACTAATGGTACAGAGTTACCAAAATTTGTTGTATATAATTATCAAGGAACTTATCAGTCAGCATCAAATGTAAATGTTTTAGTAGAGTTGCCAACAAATTTAAAACCTATTGATAACAACTTAACAAAAGAATATTTGCGACCATTAAACAAATTTGAGATTACACACAAAACATCACAGTATTTAAAAGATAAATTTACTGTATTACAAAATAGTGGTTTTGAAAATGATTTAGCATATTGGTCAACATATACTGCAACAAGCACAACATCACCTGGTGAAATATCAGATGATTTTGCAAAGCAAGGAAATCAAAGTTTTAAAAATACACAAACACAAACAAGTGCTAACACAAGAAAAACACTCACATATAGTAATGGTTATGGTGTGACTAATAATACTGCAATAGGTCATGTACTAAAAGTAAACACATATTTTAAATCATCTTCTACTTATGCAAGTTCAACTGAAGTTAGTTTTAGATGGGTTGCTAGAATTGAAGATGAAGATCCTATACCACCACAAGATGATCCATACTACTGGAATAACTCAACTGAATCTTGGGTACAAACAACAACACCAATTATAAATACACAAGTTGCTGATGATGTAGATGCATGGGAAGAATATAAGTTTGACTTAGGAAGTTCGCCATATACTGGCAATTTATATTTAGATTTTTATGAACCATATGTTGAAGTAAGTGGACATTTAGAGGCATTATATTATGATAACATAACACTAGACATACATAGAATTGATGGTAGTGAGCTTTTTCCTAGTATTGATGGTTTTGAATATAGCAGAGTAAAAACACAAACTGGAGATTCTGGTGTTCTACAATTAAATGATTTACAATTGTCAAGCAATAATTATAACAATACAAACATTACAAGGGCAGTTCGCCCACGAGATGACAATGCTAATTTTGTAAAATCATTAGAAGAAATAATATCACAACAAGTGCTAAATGATTATAGAGATCATTTAATTAGATATGAAGGTAAATTATATAATTTAGATAATGATCCAATAGGTTTACAAAATAAAATATGGGTTAATTTTGGTTCTACTGTTTTAAGAGAGGATGTTAGTTGTATATTGGATTCTATGACTTACAATGTTAAAAGAAATTCTTTTGAAGTCATTATGCATATACCAAATCAAGATGATGATGAAGCTAGTACATTTAGAGCAAAATTTTAAACTTTTTTCTTTTCCTTGTTTGCTGAGAAACCCCTAGAGTGCCTAACACTTTGGGGGTTTCGTTTATAAAATAAATTAAAA